GCCGGGGCCTGCCATCTGCATCAAGGTGGAGGCCGAGGACGGGCTGTTTGTGATCGACGGGTTCAAGGTCACGCACAATACGACATTTCTCTCGTGGGCCGTGCTGTGGTTCAGCCTGACGCGGCATCCGTTCAAGATTCCGTGCACGGCTCCGGCCGGCGCGACGCTGATGAGTGCCCTGTGGCCGGAGATCGGCAAGTGGAAGCGGAGGCTGAACCCGTCCCTGCGGGGGATGCTCAACCACACGTCCAGCAGGCTGGAGCTCAACGGGTCCCAGGGTGGGTCATTCGCCGAGGCGCGGACGAGCCGTCAGGACCAGCCCGAGGCCCTGCAGGGCTTCCACGAGGACAATCTCATGTTTGTCGTGGACGAGGCGTCCGGCGTGCCGGACATCGTGTTCCAGGTGGGTGAGGGGTCGCTGTCGACGCCGGGGGCGAAGATCCTGCTCGCCGGGAACCCCAACCGGACGACAGGCTATTTCTGGGATGCGTTCAATCCGAGGGCGGGGCAACGGCAGCGCTGGTGGACCAAGACTGTGCCATCCTGGGACTCGACGCGGGTCGCGCCCGAGTGGGTCGACGACATGCGGGCCAAGTACGGGGAGAACAGTCCCGTCTTCCAGATTCGCGTCGCCGGAGAGTTCCCCGAGATAGACGACTTCGTGCTGATACCGCGGCACCTCATCGAGGCCGCCGTGGCCCGGGCGGAGAACCTGGACCGTCCGCGTGGGACGCACACCGTGTGGGGCGTCGACGTCGCGAGGCAGGGGAATGACAAGACCGCGATCGCCAAGCGGTCCGGGCCAGCCCTGCTGGAGCCGATAACGTCGTGGAACGGGTTTGACCTGATGCAGTCCGCCGGGCGCATCATCCGGATGTTCGACGATACGCCGCCGGCAAACCAGCCGAAGGAAATATGTATTGACGTGATCGGCGTTGGGGCTGGGCTGTATGATCGGCTGCGGGAGCAGGGGTTGCCCGTGACGCCCGTGAACGTGGCAGAGCGCGCCCACGACACAGACAGGTACTTCAACCGGCGGAGCGAGCTGTGGTTCAAGACCAAGGACTGGCTGTCCGGCGAGGAGACTTCGATCCCGCAGGACCCCGACCTGGAGGCCGAGCTGGCGACGCCCAACTATGAGATTACGTCCAACGGCAAGGAGAAGGTCGAGCCCAAGGACGACACGAAGAAACGGCTCGGCGAGGGGGGCAGGTCACCTGACGCTGCCGACGCCCTCGTGCTGACCTTCGCCGCGTCAACGAAATGGGAGAGGCCCGCGGGCGCCCACGAGATGGCCCGGCTGGCCCCGAGGACAGAACATACCTACGACCCGAGGAAGTGGTGATGGAACGCGGTGAACAGATCGACCTTGCCTGGTGGTGTCACGACGGCGGGGACAGCGAGGGTGAAGCCCGGCTGACCCTCGTGCAGATGGCGGAGAAGATGTTCGCCGAGATTGGGTGGACGCATAGTCCGTTCACCGTGTACCGCGTGGACCCGCCCCACCCGAGGCTGGAGCCTCCGCCCCTCCACCTGCAAGGGCTGAACCCGTTCGCCGTTGTGCTGGAGACCACGGCGGTGGCCCCCGAGGCTTCCGCAGGGTTCGGTGATGTCTGGGACTCCGCAGGGCTGGAACGCCTGCGTCGGGCTGTCCGGGCCGTGTGGGCAGCCAACCACGACGAGGTGCTGGACAATGATGCCTGTGACGCCGTGATCGAGGACATGACCCCCGAAGTGGTTCGGAAGATCCTGAATTGAACGCGCTCGTCGCCTTCACCGATCGCAGTGACCACCGGCTGGCGCACTGGCTCCGGCCGGGGTTTCGTCACGTGGCGGTGGCCATCCAGGATTCAACGACCGGCGTGTGGGTGCTGATCGACGCCAGCAAGGGGCTGCCCATCATCAGGACGATCGCCGCGGACGAGGATTCAGCGCGGGCGGCGCTGAACGCCGGGGGGTATGATATGATCATCCGCGCCCGGCAGAGGACGGTCGCCCCGCCGTGGCCCATCACGATGGCGTCGTGTACGGGCATGGTGAAGGCTGTGCTCGGGATCAACGCCCCGTTGACCCTGACCCCCTTTCGGCTGTATCTTTACCTGCTGAAACAGAAGGACGCAGGCGCATGAACTTCCGACTTCCCGGCTTTGGCGGCGGACCATCCTTTCCGGAACCCGTCGATCGCGAAGCCATCCGCGAGCAGGTTGAGCGCGAACGCGCCCGTGACCTTCGTCAGCGCCGGGGCCGGCGCAGCACCGTGCTGACCACCCCGCTTGGCGTACAGGAGCAGGCCCAGGAGCTGAACGTCCAGCGACCCTCCGCTCTGGGCGAATAGCATGGGCGAGATGATCCCCACACTGCTGGCGCACCGGGCGACGTTGAAGTCCGACCGCCAGACGTGGGACCAGACGTACCAGGAACTGGCAGATGTCCTCCTGCCCCGCAGGGCAGACTTCACGGTCCAGACCACGCCCGGCGACAACCGGATGGACTCGGTTTACGACTCCGTCCCCATGCAGGCCCGCCGTGGCCTGGCCACCGCCATCGACAGTCTGTTCACCCCTCGCAACGTGCAGTGGTTCCACGGGGGCCACCACGACGATGACGTCAACCAGAACGAAGCTGCGCGGGAATGGTACGACGCCGTTGACCGCAAGATGTTCAAGGCCGTCTACGGTCGCAAGTCGCGGTTTATCCAGCGCAAGGGCGAACTCGAAAACGACCTCGTGACCTTCGGGACCGGCGTGCTCTACATCGGCGAGAGCGAGCTCGATCCAGGGCGTCCCATCTTCAAGACTTACCATCTCCGGGACTGTCTGATCGACGTCGACGAGGACGGTACGGTCGACACCATCTACATCACGCTGAACTACACCCCCCAGCAGGCCGCGTCCGCCTTCGGCGGGGACCAACTGTCAGAGCAGACACGCAAGGACCTCACGGAGAACAAGCGGGACAAACGCGAGTTCGTCTGGTGTGTGAAGCCCCGCAAATATTATGACACGGCCCTGAGCGGCCCTGAGAACATGCCCTACGCCTCGGTGGTCATCGAGGTCAAAGAGGAGCACAAGGTTGAGGAGAGCGGGTACGCTGAGTTTCCGTTTGCCGTCCCCCGGTGGGATACGTCCTCTGGTGAGAAGTACGGCCGGTCGCCCGGCATGATCGCCCTCCCCGACGCCGAGACCCTGCAGTCCATGGGCAAGACGCTGTTGGTTGCAGGCCAGCGCGCTGTCGACCCACCCATGTGGGCCTTGTCGGACGGGATTATGAGCGCCCCGCGGACCTTCCCCGGTGGCATGACCTATATTGACGGTTCCGCCGCGCGCAGCTTTGGCCGCGTGCCCATGGGCGAACTGTCCAGCACTGCGCAGATCCCGCTCGGCCTGGAGATGCAGAACGCGACCCGGGAGAATGTCTGGGCAGCGTTCTTCCGGAATGTCATGCAGCTTCCCGTTCAGGGACCGCGCATGTCGGCGACCGAGGTCATCGAGCGCAAGGAAGAAATGCTACGGGCCATGGGGCCTGTGTTCGGCCAGTTGGAAACGGACTACCTGGCGGTGGTCGTCGAACGTGTGTTCGGCATCATGCAGCGTGCAGGGCTCCTCCCCCCGGCGCCGGACATTGTCGTAAACTCGGACATCGTGTTCCAGTTCGAATCACCCATCCTTCGCGCCCGACACCAGATCGAGGCGGCGGGCCTTGCCCAGATGCTGGAATTGTCCGCCCCCTTGCTGAACAATGACCCCTCCCTTCTGGACAACTTCGATGCCGACGCCATCATGCGCGACGGCCCACTGATCGGCGGGTTCCCCCAGCGGTGGATGCGGACTATCGACGAGCGCGATCGCCTGCGGGAAGACCGGGCCAAGGCCGCGGAAGCGCAACAGCAACTTGAGCAGGCTGCCCAGGTGGCCCAGATGGCGCGTGACGCCGGACCTATGGTACAGGAGATGGTTGGTGGGGGAGAACAGGCGCCCGCGTGATCCGGAGGCGGTCAAGGCCTACGAGCGCGAAAGGGAGCTCGCCCAGAAACGGGTGATCGAGCGGTCCATGAACCGCCGGCTCGGGCGGTTTTCCCGCGTTGACGCGGCTGACCTTCCTCCCCGTGCAGATAACAAGAACTACGACCCGAGGAAGTGGTGATGTGGCCTTTTCGTAAACGGCGTGACGAACTCGACCCGCGGTCCCTCATGGTCCCCATGCGGCCCGCCAAGATCGGCCTCGAAGGCTATACCGCGGACGACCGGCTCCACGATTTCCGTGCGGTCCTGGTCGACGCGAACGCCACGCCGGACCAGGCGGAGCGCGTGCTGTTTCAGATCCTGACCATGACCGGGGTGCACGACCCCTTCACACATGTCACCATGGACGACTCCCTGCTCAACCGCCTGGTTGGTCGCCGGGAGATTGGTCTCGAATTGCTTGCTGCTCTTACAGTGAGTAAACAGGGGGTATTGTCCCCCACCACACAACACTCTGATGGAGGAGAGTAATGTTCATCAACGGACGTTTTTATCCCGTATTCGCCCCCGAGGGGGCCGCCACTGCCGGTGAAGCCACTGCCGGTGAAGCCACTGCCGGTGAAGCCACTGCCGGTGAAGCCACTGCTGGTGAAGCCACTGCCGGTGAAGCCACTGCCGGTGAAGCCACTGCTGGTGAAGCCACTGCCAACTGGCGTGAGACCCTTCCCGAGGATCTTCGCGGCCGGATGGAGAAGTTCAGTTCCCCGACGGATGTGGCCAAGGCCTACGCCGAGTTGGAAGCCCGCCAGTCCGAGGCCATCACCCTCCCGGGAGCAGATGCGTCCGAGGGGCAGGTCGCGGCTTTCCGCAAGAAGCTGGGCATCCCCGAAACCGCGGAAGCCTACGTGGAAGCAGTCCCAGCCCCGGAGATTCCCGACGGGGGCCCCGTAAGTGCCGAGCAGGCGCAGGGCACGGTGGCCAAATTCGCGGGTATCGCCCACGAGCACAACATCCCCCCGGCGGCGTTCAAGGCTTTGTCTGAGGCCTACTTCGCTGACCTGTCCGCGGCGCACGCCGAAGCTATCGAGGGCGTCACCAAGGCGGGCGAGGCTGCTGCCGCTGCGCTCGATCGTGAGTGGGGGCGGGACGCGGAGGCGAACAACTCGTTCTCCAAGCGCCCCATCGCCCAGTTTGATCCGGATGGGGAGTTCCGCGAGTTCCTGAACGACAAGACCGTCGACGGGATGCAGATTGGAAACCACCCCGCGTTCCGGAAGTTCTTCGCCCGTTTGGGCCGCTCGATGTCCGAGCGCACCGCAGTCCTGGAGCCTACAGAGCAGGAAGTGGCCGACGTCAACAAGCAGGCGGCGGACCTTCGCCAGCAGGTGCGGGAGGCCCTGAACGCAGGGGACAATGCCCTCGCCCGCAAGCTTGACGAACAGGAGCGCGCTCTTTACGCTAAGATGCCGAAGCGGTAGTTTCCCGTTTCGCCTCCCTGTTGTCTTAACGACGACCAACTGGCGGCCCCTCACCGGGCCGCCATTTTTTTGTTGCGCGCCGGGGGCATTTGTAGGAATATATTCCTCAGACGCCCTGCTGGCCTCGCTGGCGGACGAGTGGCCCGAAAGGATAACCACGCGGTCCGTGCCCGGGATAACCGCAGGAAAGTCGTTATCCCCAAACATTACAGCGAGAAAACGCAATGAGTACGTCTGTTGACGAAGCATTCGTCACGCAGTTTGAGCGGACCGTCCATGAAGCCTTCCAGCGCATGGGCACCCATCTGCGTGAATCGGTACGCTTGCAGACCGGCGTGGTTGGTGAGTCCACCACGTTCGAGGTCGCAGGCAAGGGCACGGCCACTACCAAGGCCCGCCACGGCACCATCACCCCCATGAACCAGACCCACACGTCTGTCTCGTGCACCATCTCCGACTTCTACGCCGGCGACTGGTGCGACAAGCTGGACAAGCTGAAAATGTACATCGACGAGCGCCAGGTCATCGCCAACGGTGGCGCCTACGCTCTGGGCCGGAAGATCGACGATCAGATCCTCACGGCGCTCGATGGCACTTCTCAGACCACTGTCTCGTGGGTTGTCAGTTCTTCGGCCGCAGTTCGCAATTCGCTTCTGAATATGTGCAACTCCCTGGACGAGAACGACGCTCCGGACGACGGCCAGCGTTTCGGCGTTCTGTCGCCCAAGGCGTGGAACATGGCCATGACCGTCGAGGAGTTCGCTTCGAGCGACTACGTCGGCGCGGATGACCAGCCGTACAAGACGGGCTACCGCAAGTGGCGCGAGTGGAATGGCACCAAGTGGTGCAAGCACTCTGGCGTCCCGGGCGTTGGCACGGCTACGTCGAAGGTGTTCGTGTGGCACAAGTCTGCCGCCGGGTACGCTGAGCAGGAGGGCGTTACGTCTGACATCACCTGGCACGGTGATCGGGCTTCGCACTTCATCAACAACATGATGGCGGGTGGGGCGTGCCTCATCGAGGACGTTGGTGTTATTGAGGGTAACCTCGACGACACCGCCGCCCTGCCGACATCGTAACGGAGGACTGAGAACATGGCATACACTGCTGGAAATCTGGTCCTGATGGCCAATGGTAATGGCTTCAACCATTACCGCTACGATACCACGGACACGGCTGCCACGGTTGATACCAGTGGGTATTTCAACAACTCGGACGATGATCTGAACCTCGCTGTGGGCGATGTCATCGACGTGGTTGTCTGGACTACCGCGGTTCGGACTGGCACTGCGCCGACCATGGGCCGCCATATGGTCCTGTCGGTATCCGCTGCCGGGGTTGTTGACCTCTCCGATGCTACGGCAGTCGGCGGCGTCACTGACACCGACTAGGTCTGGCTATCAGACCAAGCCAACGAGAGGGCGGGGCTTCGGCTCCGCCCTTTTCTTTTGCCTCAATGAATAGTATCCTCCGCGCTACCCAGCTTATGGAGGAAGCACATGCCCCGGTTTTTTAACAAGAACCTCTTTTGCAGCAACCCGGTCGAGTTCGGCACCCTGTGGTCCTACGGCGCCCCACATGCCATCAAGGACATGATGGCGCATGAGTATTTCCGCGGCGCTCGTATGTCTCTGTCCCCCGGCGACCAGATGCGGCTGTGCCGCACAGAAATGGAAACGCTGACGGATCCGGACAACTTCGTCCATGAAGTGCTGACCGTCGACGTGCTGCGCATTGACGAGGATGGTGTTCACCTCTCCAGTCCGGGCAAGGCTGCCCGCCCCGCCCCGGCCAAACGCCCCGCGGCCAAGGTGGCGGACGCCCAGAAAGAGGTAACGGCCAAGCAGAACGCTGCCGGCGCCCAGGAGTTTATCAAGGGCAACGGCGACGTGGCCCAGGCGGGCGACGGGACGTTCACCGTGATGCTCGGGGACAACGTCGTGGCCGAAGGCCTCAAGACCAAGGAAGAAGCCACCCAGATCGCGATTGGTGTCGCCCCACTACCAAAGGCTGCGTAGATGTCCAGCGAAGTCGTTATCATCAATCAGGCACTGACCCTGTTGGGCCAGAAAGTCATCGTGGCTCGCACCGATGACACGCTTGAGGCCCAGGTCATGGACCAGCTTTTCGACTTCGAGCGGGACAACCTCCTGCGCCGTCACTCGTGGAACTTTGCCACCAAACGCAAGAAACTCGCCCGCAGTGCAAACACACCAGAGTTCGAGTTTGAGTACCAGTACCCTGTCCCTGCGGACTGGATGCGCACCGTGGTGGTGTCCGCATCCGACCACGGCCACACGGACATTGCTTACCGGCAGGCGCTGGACGAGACGGACAACCGCGTCATTCTGAGCGATGCAACGGAACTGTGGCTTGTGTACGTCGCCAAGGTGACGGACGTCGGGCTGTTCAGCGCGGACTTCCAGAAACTTCTGTCCCTCCGGCTCGCCGCCTCGGCGTGCATCCGGATGAAAAACAGTCGGACCCTGCAGCAGGACCTGGAGGCCCAGTGTAAGGCCCAGTGGTTCGCTGCCACCTCATCCGATGCGATCGAGGATATGCCTGACCGTCGGCCCGAGGGGTCCTGGGTCCGTGGCCGTCGCGGGGGTTCCCACTCGTCGCGGTACTGGCCGGGATGAGCCGCGCCCACCCGCTACTGTCCGCGTTCAACGCTGGCGAGTTCAGCGAGCGTATGGTGGCGCGCGTCGACTTCAATCAGTACGACAACGCCGTGGCCCAGGCCCAGAACGTCCACCTCCAGCCCCAGGGTGGGATGCTGTTCGCCCCGGGCAGTCGGTTCGTCGCCGAGGTCAAGGACTCCACCAAGATCACCCTGCCCCGCCGGTTCGAGTTTTCTTCCGAGCAGGCTTACGCCCTTGAGTGCGGGGACAAGTATTTCCGGTTCTATCGACATCAGGCCCGCCTCGTCGCCGCAGACGTTTCCGGGGCCTCGATTACCAATGGCGACTTTGGGTCCAACATAACAGGCTGGACGGACTCCTCGAACGGCACGGGGGCAATCTCCCACGACGCCACGAACAACCGGCTGAGCCTCGACGCCGCCGGGTCTGGTAACGAAGCCGTCGCGGAGCAATCCGTCGCGACATCGAGCACTGGGGTGGAGCACGTCTTGAAGTTCGAGACGTTCGGGACGCCGGGCCAGCGCGTGACTGTGCGGGTCGGGTCCTCCTCCGGGGCCTCTGACTACCTCGCCGATCTGGAGCTATCTGCCGGCGGGCACTGCGTGGCATTCACGCCCGCGGCCAGTCCTTTTTTCATCCAGTTCGAGAGTGGGCAGGAGTCCGCTGAACAGTCCGTGTCCGTGGACAACGTGTCCCTGCTGGACAACGAGCCCATCGAGATAGCCACGCCCTACGACGGGACCGGCGCGGCTGCCGAACTGTACGAGATGGCGACCGAGCAATCTGCAGACACCATGTACATTGCTCACACGTCGCACGCCCCCCGGAAACTGCTCCGTCGGGGGGACACCTCCTGGTCCGTCGTGGTGATTGATTTCCTCGATGGGCCTTTTGACAACGAGAACGAGACGGCCACGACGTTCACTCTGACGGCCGCATCCGGGGTGACCACCCTGACGGCCAGTGCGGTCACCGGGATCAACAGCGGCCAGGGGTTCCTCACAACGGATGTAGGCCGCAGGGTCCGCATATTCGGGTCCTCGTTCAGTTGGCTGGAGATTGTGGGCCACACCTCGACTACGGTCGTCACTGTCCGCGTGCGGGGGGCCAACTCCGTCACCACGGCGGTGACCCGCTGGTCCATGGGCCTGTGGTCGGACACCTCCGGCTACCCGGGCGCGATCACAAATCACGAAGAACGGCTGATGTTTGGCGGGTCCGCCCTCGCCCCCCAGCGGTTCGACGGGTCCGTCACCGCGGACTTCGAGAACTTCCGCCCGACCCAAGCGGACGAAGCGGTGTTGGACGACGATGCCCTGTCCTTCGTTATCGCAGCGGAAGTCAACCAAATCCTCTGGATGGTGAGTTCTCAGCGGTTGTTCATCGGGACGTCCGGCGGCGAGTACCGGGCCACCAGTTCCGGCGCCGCGCTGACCCCCTCCGACATCGACGTGAAGCGCCAGACGAGCCATGGCTCGCCCAAGGTGCAGCCCGTCGTCATGGACCGGACGATGGTGTTCCTGCAGAAGGCTCGCCGCAAGGTCCGCGAGTTCGTGTTCGATTTCAACGTGGATCAGTTCGTAGCCCCGGACCTCACTATTCTGGCTGAGCACATCACCCGCACTGGCGTCATTGACATGGCCTACCAACAGGAGCCGGACAGCCATCTATGGTGCGTCCGGGCTGACGGCCAGGTGGCTGCGCTTGTGTACAACCCGGACCAGCAGGTTGTTGGCTGGGCGCGGTACGTCTCCGGGGGCGCAGACGCCAAGTACGAGGGAGTCGCCACCATCCCTGGTGCGGATGGCAATGGCCAGGTGCAGAGCAGCGAGGAACGTGATGAGGTCTGGGTTACGGTGTCCCGTACTATCAATGGGGCGACCAAGCGATACATGGAAGTCGTGGAGAAGCCCTTCGAGGCCCCGCTCCGCGCCGACTATGATACCGACGCAGCGTGGGAGACCGCGGTCCTCGCTGCCCAGCCTGACGCCTTCCTCGTCGACTCCGGTCTGACATACAGTGGCGCATCAACGACGACACTCACCGGCCTCGATCATCTGGAGGGCGAAACCGTGGACATTTGGGCGAACGGCGCCGTCCACGCTCAGGAAGTGGTTGCTTCGGGGCAGGTCACGCTCGACTACGGGGCAACGAAAGCCCAGGTTGGTCTTCCCCGCACCATGAAAATCAAGACGCTCAAACTCGCCGCCGGCGCGTCGCTTACTGGCAGCACCGCGGTTGCCAAGAGCAAACGGGTCGCTGACGTGGGGCTTATCCTCATGGACACCAGCACTTTCAAGATTGGTGACTCCGAAACCTCATTGCAGGAAGTTGCCTTCCGCGAGGTGGCAGACGACGCGGACACAGCCGTGCCCCTCGTGACCACGGAGCACGTCGTTACCATCGACGGCCGGGATGAAACTGACCCGCGAATCTTCATTCAGTCCAACGGCCCCGCTCCCCTCTGCGTGCTGGGTATCGCGCCGAAAATTCAGACTGAGGACCTGCCATGATCCTTGTCGAGTTTGATTCCGCCCACCTGAATGACGTGGATCCGCTCGAACGGAACGGCCGGGCGAAGCTGGAGGAGTTCCGCAAGTACGCGGCGCAGTTCTCCGGGTTCAGCCTCCTTGATGGTGACAAGGCCGTCGGCTGCGGGGGGTTAATTCCGATCCACCAGCACCGCGCCATGTCCTGGTCGATACTGAGTGACAGTGCCCCCAAGGTGTCCTCGGCCCGCCTGGTGCGGGAGTTCCTTGACCTGCAGGATATATTTCGGATCGAAACCGTTGTAGACTGCGCGGACGAGGTCAGTCAGCGGTGGCTGCGTTTCCTCGGGTTCGAGCGCGAGACCCCACCCCTGGAAGGCTACAGTGCCACTGGGGCGGCGGTCTATTACTATGCGAGGTTCTGTCGTGGGAATTGAAGTCATCGCCGGGATTGCCTCGATCGCCAGCGGTGCGATGACGTTCGTGTCAGGCCAGCAGCAGGCAAAGTCTTTCAAGCAGCAGGCGGCGTTTGAACGCAAGCAGTCTGCTATTGACTCAGATGAGTTCCGCCGGCGCCAGCGCCGCCTCCTGGCCAGCGCCCGTGCAGGGCGTGGTGCCGCGGGCGTTGACCTTTTGCAGGGGTCCACCTTGCTCGTAGACGATGACACCATTGCTGAGATTGAGTTCGGTGCCGAGAACATCCGCAATGGCGGCGAAGTCCGGGCTACCCGGCTGGACCAGCAGGCTGGGCAGGCGCGCACCGCTGCGTTCGGTGGGCTTGTTACCGCCGCCGGTGGTCTCGGGCAATCCGTCCTGGGTTCTGGTATACTCAACTCCTCTGCACCCCAGGTCGGGGGCAACCGCGGGGCAACGCGGCCCGGCTTGGCTGGCGACGGACTTAGGGGTTAGACATGGTAAAAGTCATTGACCCTCGGAACATCGCCCAGCCTACTCCGGCCCGTGACCCGGGCCTTCGGGTCTACAACCCCGGACCAGCGATCGAGCGCGCTGTCGGCGGCGTCGTGTCCGCCTTGCGCCGGCAGGAAGCCAAAGAGAAGGAAGTTGCTGACAAGGAGCAACGGGTCGAGGACCTGCGGTTCCTGACCGCGTATGAGGAGGCCCACTCCCGCCGAGCGGAGTCCGTCTCTGAGGAGTTCCGCAACCGCGAGGCGGACGCGGACTACGTGCCTGGTGTGAGCAAGCGAGCGGAGGGGTTCCACAAGGGCATCATCTCTGAATTTGGTTCTCGGTACAGCCCGAGTGAACTGGCTCTGGCCCAGGCCGAGCGGCTGCACTCCCGCCAGTTCACGAGCCTCCGGGTGACCGCCCGTGCCAACCACAATCGCGCTGCTGCGGCCCAGGCCGTCCTGACGCTGGAGCAGTCCATGGACAAGGACGCTCTCGCCGTTGCCTCTACGCCGGATCCTGACGTTCTTGCTGGCGCGCTTGAATCCATAGACGAGCGGGCGTCTGCTCTGGCCGGCAGTGTCGACCCCGTACTTCTGGAGCAGAAGCGTCTGGAGAAGCGCGAAGACGCCACGTCCAACTATTTCCTCGGCTTGTTGCAGGAGGGCGAGCTCGACCTCGCTGAGCAGCAGTTGCGTTCCGGCGATTTCGACAAGGACCTCGGGGACGGCACGGGCAAGAGCCGCCTGCTGAACCAGATCAAGACGGAACGTGACGCCATCGCCCGCGCCGCGGTTGCTGCGTACAACAAAGCCCACACGGCCGCAGCTCAGACCGCGGCCCAAGGCCTGGTGCCAGACGTCGCTGACATGCAAGCCGCTATCACGCAGATGCCTTCCGGGACCCGGGCTGCGGCGCGCACAAAAATGAACGCCTTGGTGAACACGGCCCGCACCTACGACGCATTCAGTTTTCTGCCAGAAACACAAAGAGCCACCGTACTCGCTGACGCCCGTGCGCGGGTTCACTCCTCTGGCGCTGTGACCGAGGAACAGCGCGTCCATCTGGAGGCTCTTGAAAAGCTGGATGCAGAGGCAAGCGCCCAACAGCGGGAGGACGCCACTGTCCTGGTCACCAACCAGGACCCGTCCATGGCAATCGACCCCGACTTGCCCGCGAACATTGCCGACCCTGAGTACGCCCGACGCGCCGCAGTTGTATCCAATGAAACAACGGCCCAGCTTGGCATTGGTCCCAACATCCAGACCCTGCCTCGCCCCGCGTTCGACCAGGTGTCCGAGGGTATCGAGAGCGGCGAAGAATCAAAGCGGGTGGCCGCGTACCAGTTCCTGTCCCAGCTTGAGTCGGACACGCTGGTCAATGTGCTGGATACCTTGGGCGATGATATCCGCCCGGCGACCCGCGTAGCCATCTCCCTGGCGGGGAGCGATCCGGACCTGGCTATCAAGATCGGCCGGGGGGAATACCTCCGCACGCAGCAGGGGGGCACCCAAGGGCGGGTCATGCCCAGCCCGGACGAGCTGAATACCGCGTTGTCTGATAAGCTTGGCGGCGCGCTGCGGGATTCTCCCCAGCTACGTCAGGACCTGACCCAGGCCGCCCTCTCCCTCTACGCCCTGCAGGCCGGGGCGGAGTACGACGAGACTGCGTTTGAAGACATCCTGAACAAGTTGGTTCCGGACGAGCGCCTGCTGGATGCCAACGGGGAGTCGATCCTGCTTCCCCCGGAGCTGTCCGGCCTCAGTGAGGACCAGTTCCGGACGGGGTTGGC